GATGCCCGCTTTCTGCGGTTCAGTCAGTGGCAATTTGATGTTTTTCTCCACCCATGCCAGCGCCTTATCACGTTCAATGGCATTAACCTGAGCGCATTTTTCCTTCGACAACTTCATGCCCGGGACGACAGGTTTGCCATCCACCATGATGGCACCACGGCAGATGGTCCAGATCCCCGCACCATCACGGTATGCCGTGGTGTGGTTACCTTCTTTTTCGTCAAGAAACTGGTCGAGGATTTCAGGCGCAGAAGCACCTGTGGCAATCAGCGCCAGAACGGCTACCGATAAACCATAGTGGAGTTTCCTGCTCATCAGCTTACTCTCCCCGCGCAGCTTTGCGCCGGTCTTCTTTAATCTTGAAATACAGATTCGTCAGGTATGTCAGGAACCCCAGACACAGGCTCCCCAAAACCCCGATAGCAGCCCACTGTGACGGAGTAACCTGATCCAACCACTGTAGAAACCAGTAACCCGCACTGCCCGCAGAAGTACCATAGGCTATGCCCGTTGATATTTTTTCCATCTGATACATATCCCCGCCCCGACAGACCTGTGCTACCGGAAATAAAAAAGGCCATCAGTGTTTTACTGATGGCCCTGCCCCGCCGTTACAGCATTGTGCCCGGTTCGGGTTGTGTGTCTGTCATATCCGTCACCGGTGACTCCGGCTGAATATCACCATTTTCCGTGGTGACATCTTCCGCCTGTGGTTCCGGAAGCAGTTCCGGGGATGGTTCCGGCTGTGCACCAAGCAATTCATCCAGAATTGAATCCACTTCTGCATCAAGACGCTCTTCCAGATTCTGGCGGAGTTTTTGTTTCAGGACGCTTCTGACTTCTTCAGAGCGAATGACTTCCTTCACTGCCTCAGCAGTGACCAGTTGTTTTATATCTGTCATGAGATTTTCTCGTTGAAAGGGGTTATTAAGAAGGTTGTTCCGGAATGAGTGGGGCTTCTGTTTTTGCTCCGGCTGACTGAGTGGCGCTGATTTTCTCAGCGGCCCTTTTGTCAATCTGTCTGCGCCAGAAGTCGCGTACTGCCCTGTATCCACCTGAAAGAAGATACAACACACAGACCACCGTACAGAAGTACAGCATTAACTGGTTGATGAATGTCATGGTTTATTACCGTTACTGTTGACAATGAGAACTGTTTTCATTTAGAAATGATTGATGTCGAAAGCATCCTTTCGTTAGATTCTCCATTGGGATTACCTCCGCCAGTCTCCATTCCTGTTGCTGGCGGTTTTTTTTCGTCTGTTATGCTGCTACGGCATTCACACCAACAGTAAGACTTTCAATCAGCACAGGGTAAGTTGCCGCATTTCCGGTAATATCCGTAATTGCCAGCGCGTTGGCCTCAAAGGCTGCATTCGTCCATCTGGTCAGCGTAAACGGTTTTCCTGCTGCATTATCAAGCACCGGCGTGACGTTCAGCGAGCCACCACCCGGGAAGCGGAAAGTCAGCGTGTGCCAGTCGTGATCGAACGGACCATAACTACCAAGCCGCTGTGATGTGGTGTTTGCATGATACATCACATTGATGTTTGTTTTATCAGTCTGCAGATAGAAGGCCGCAATATAACCCTCCTCTGATTCCGCTCCCGGCCATCCACTACCGCGCCAGTAAATACCCGCAGAATATTGATTTGCAGAAGCATTGAGAGATACATCATCGGGGATTTTAAAGCGCAGCGTGATTTCACCGCCGTTATCGAACAGCTCCTTCCCCTTACCGGCATCAATTGCGTGCGATACTTTCCAGGTCTTTTTCTGTGCAAGACCATTTTCTGGTTTTTCAAGACGAAGGGCTTTTTTACCTGAACCACTGTCACTGACCAGCGTGTTTTTGACATCTGTCAGCGTCCAGCCCTGCGAAGCCAGAGCGGCATTTTCCGCATTCACATCATAAGCCAGCACTGACTGTATCTTTGTCGGGACAACGGCTTCAGGCTGAGTATCGCCACTCTCCTGTGCTGGTTGCGATACGCCTCCGCCTGAAGAAACCGCGGCTTTTGTCACTTTCCCGGAAACAAAATCTGCCACTCTGCCCACATGCAGAAGAATGGCTGTTGCCAGACGGTCGGAAATAATTCCGCGACGCGCCCATGAACCAAAGTGGGTTTTACGATCGGATGTTGTCCAGCTCTTCGCATCCGTTCGTCCACCGGAACCATAATACCCGATAGCCGGAATATCCGGGTCTTCTGACGGTTCATTGGTCCCGACTTTCTGACCATTGTCATCCATCATAAACGGCACAAAGAAGATATTTTTACCGGCTTTGGTTTTGTATGCGCCATAGACGGCATCGTATTGCGCTGAATACGTCTCCTTCCAGTAGTACGTCGTGTCACCACAAATCCAGGGCACCAGAGAAGGAGAAGCACCAGCGCACTGACCGGATACTCCCGCCAGGTCAGAACGGTATTTTTCCACCATGGCATCAAACATGGCGGGCTGACTGGCGTACGCTCCCTGTTTTAAATCAAACTCGCCCTGCATCCAGACAACACAAAGCAGTATGTTTTTGGGGTTTGCCTTCAGCGCGGCCTGAGTGCGTGTCAGCAGGTCTTTATACAACGGCTTATCAACGCCCCATCGTTCAGATTTATCCGACGCTCCTGAACTTTCACTGAACGTTCCGTCAGCACCGGCTGTAAACGCAGAGCCACCACGACAGCACGGCACTAACAAAATACCCGCATTTTCCGGCATAAAGGGCAACAGCTTTTTGGCAATATGCAATCCCTGTCCGACACACCCATACTGCTCTGCGCTGGCTTTCGGATGAGAAAAACGGCTCAAATCCTGCACATCATGCAGGCAGTGGTCCGCCGGAATGATGTCGTTATATGCACAGGCCGCATCACCCGGTGTCACCGTACTGCGACGCGCCAGCTGTTTAATACGCGGGTCCGGACGGTCATATGTCTCCGGCAGCGGCAGGCCTTCACCATACGCCATGCCGTTTGACTGTCCGGCCAGCGCAATGACAAAGTAATATTCTGGTTCAACAACAACAGTCCGGGTACCATCTCCCCCCGGTGAAACTACCGGAGAGGTCATATCCCCTTCAGCGACTATAGCCTGGATAAATTCAGCACCATAACCCGCGTTTGAGATAATCGGACTACCATAGGGTTGCCAGCCTTCCTTCAGTTTTTGCGTCAGTTTTCCTGCGAGGTCTGACGGCGATGATGCCCTGACCACGTCATAGTGTTTAAATGCCATTATTCCTCCCGGCAGGGATAGTGTATGCAATCAAGATAAGGTGCGGGCTGACGTCAGTCATGGACAAGGGTTCAGAAACAGGAGGATGACTACAGCCCGCAATACGAAAAAGACCATACAGTTGCGCAGAGTGATTACTGTCGGGTATTATTCGCCAGCTGAAAATTGATCACTTCACGTTTTGTTGTTTATTCCTTGCCACCCGCGCTTCCCGGCGCGGGCTTTTTTTTATCCAACAAGAAAGCCCCTCCGGAGAGGGGCTGGAGAGTAGCGCTATGTACCGTTCATGCATGGTGCCGGGTGCCTCCCGGTGAGTTCAGTATCAGCACCTGAACCCGCACCAGAAAGGATAAGGGGTGTGACCAAACACCTGTCGCTGATATGCCCCTCCGCACAGGGGGATTCACCATGCCATATTTTTTTAACAAACTTCCCGCTGGCCAGACAATAATCGCCAGCCTGAATTGTGAGTAACGTGGCATTTTACGGGAAAACTGTTTTCTGCAGTAAAAAGGCCCGCCGGAGCGAGCCTGGAAGGATAGCGGTCATGTGATGCCGGTTTCCCGGTAACTCAGCATCGGTATCTGAGTCAACGTTTTCTCTACTGGGTCATTTCCGATACGTTCCGCCTTCCGGCAGACTTTCATCACGTCAGAAAATATAGCACCCTGAGTAACAGGACAGTACTCAGAATTCAGGAAACTGTGACACATCCTGCACAGAAAAGCCCCTCCGGAGAGGGGCTGAAGTATAGCCTAATTTCTGTCTGTCGCATGGTGCCAGGTGCCTCCCGGTAAATTCAGCCTGGCTACTGAATTTGCATGTTCGCTGGATCATACACTTTGCCAGATGCCCCGCCGCTTAGGGGGATTCACCATGCAGTTTTTTCTAACAAATTCTCATCCGGGCAGACAACATTCAACTGACTTAATTGTGAGGTATGTAACATTCCTGTTGAACGGATACAAAAAAAGCCAGCCACCAGGGGAGGCTGGCAAACTCGTAGAGCAAAATGCTGTTACGCAAACTTCGTTACAGGGTTATCCTGCAATACTTAAAATATACAATATTTAGAAAACTAATAGTGCCATATGATATTTTTAAGATTTTGTTATTAATTGCGGTCGCACCTTCCTTTCTGTGTACTTTCCGTATAGCTCACAGGATTCTGGGTACAAAAAAACCCGCGCATCGGCGGGTTCGGCTGCGTGGCAATGTAACCACTCTTATCATGATATGCAGATTTTTACGTACGTAAAATACTTTTTTGGCATCCCACTTTATTCAGGTATGGAATCAAACAAGAGGACCGGGGTTCTACGACGCTTTACACCACCTCGGGCGAGGATTTTCGAGCTCTTTTTTTACCACATAACAATGTATTCAGTCGGCGTTGTTTGGGGCTTCTGCATGAACGACACCAGCTTTGCGGCCTTTTCTTATTCCCACAAATTCTGAATCCGAATTTTTTCTCAATTTCCTCATTAGATATAGCGACTTTCCCGCATAGGGGGCAAGTATGCTTTTTATCACAACCACTTTTCAATAACCAAATTAACCGGCGGATTAATGGCTTGATATCATAGATGTTTCGCAAATCATCGTCATGATCGATTTGCGCGTAACTTATCTTCTGTAACATATCTTTCTCCTCCAGACACACCAGGACTCCTTGTATGGCGTCCCGGGATGTACGCATTCTGGTGGCAAAAAGAGATATTGATGGTAATGTTTGCGAATCTACGTCCTGGTGAAATGAAACAAAATTAGCCAGCAGAAGTAATTCTGAATAGTTTAACTTTAACCTGTTCTGGTATTTCAAAAGCTCTTTGAGGATAACGAACCAGTCAATGCTTAAAATATCATCACTCCACAGAGACAGATCATTGTCTTCCGCCTCCAGAAAATCTTCAATGTCCATTTTGCCCCCTGTTCATTGTTGTTGTATCTCTGCGGTTAAACGGTAGATAACTCTTACGTCCTTGTCCTGTAAAGTAAATAGCATAACGTTCACAAATTGACATACTTCACATAGTGAACGACAAGCGCCTGCTATCACAGGCGCTGCACATATCTGTCCATCTCCAGCCGAACATCCAGCATCATCAGCATTCCTTCAATAACACCTTCAGCTTTTTGCAGCCGCTTTCCGATAGTCCCATCAGAGCATTCATGTTTTCGCGCCAGTGACATAAACGTCATCCCCCGCACGTAGCAATCAACCAGCAACTCATGCAAATCACTGTTGTTTCTGTTAAGGCGGGCCATACACCCGCATATAATCATCGCGTCATCATCACAGCACTGTGGACGTGATTTTACTTTTTCGGGGATCAGCCCCTTAAATCCGGCAGCAATGGGCGACCAGCTCACATCCTCATGATTATTTGCCACCCATGCACCCCAGCGTTCAAGCACCTGCTGAATATCACGCATCAGTAGCTTTCCCCTTATCCCATCCACGGTGAACCATAAGGACACCGTTGACGACGGCGTGCCGTTTGCCTTCTTTATCACCGACATATTTTCTGACCGTAGCACGATTACAGTTCAGTTTTCGTGAAACTTCAGTCATATTGCCTCGTGCCTGGATAAGCAATTCCGGTATTGTTTGAATTGTGGCGTTCATATGTTCTCCAGTTCGGTGATTTTTATCCCCACTCTACCGCCAGGCACTTTCACGCCGCGAATTACGCGAATGTCATCGAATTGCACGTCGTCTTCCGCAAATCCGGCGTGGATAAGAGAGTCGAGTAAACCTTTCAGGATGTTATCGAGGTCGCGACGGCGGGAATCTGGTGGTTCAGCAATAATTGTGATGCGAAGTCGTGATTTAGTGAAAATGTCTAATCTGAGTTGCCGGATGATTTGCTGTACGTCTTTTCGGTATTTCTGGCCTTTATCGCTGATGTAGTACTGGCTTCCCCGTCTTCGCCAGTAGGTATTCACCGTCGGCGGCAAGGGAAGCACAAACTCATATTCATTCATGACTTAATCTTCCCCTCCTTCAGCAATATCGCCAGCGTCCTGATCACGCCTTCCAGGTGGTAAAGTCTGGCGTCGTTGTTGTCGAGAATGCGAGTACGGCGATCGATTTCATTATGGCAGTCACTACAGGCCCATGCAGCCAACAGATCATCTGGCTTTGTTCCCGTTCCGCAAATTCCAGCCATTCGGTAATGCGCCAGAACTGTAGTTTCAGGGTTGCCATTGCATACGCCATAAATCCGTACCTGGCATTCTCTGCCGCGCGCTTCTTTGCGTAGGTTTGTCATCATCTTATTCCTCATGCAGTAGGCTATCCGGAGTGACAATTAAATCTTGCTCGACGCCTTAGCCACCGGATATCCCACAGGTGAGCCGTATAGTTGAAGGTTTTAACATCAGATTCTTTGGGGACTGGCCTGGGTTTATTTCGGGAGCGTTTGGTTGGAAGGTAATTGCAGTTTTCACAGACGATATCGGTGATGCTTCGTCGCTGTCGTCTCATTCGTACCTCCTGTCGGTAAATCTGACACCCTGATCCACGGCCCAGGATGTTGTGTACTCAATCAGGCTTGCCATACGCTTCACGCTCATTTGCGCACTGCTTTCGCGGATATTGACGTATTCACCTTCAAGACCTGGCAAAACATCAGCTTCCTGTTTTGTCGCCACGGCATGACCGCTGATTAACAAAACTTTCCACTGTTCTGGTTTTAGCCACCTGCCGCACCACTTAACCTGGCGGGATATATCAGCGACCATCGCGTGAAATTTTGCATTTTGAGCGAGATTACGCTTGTAATCGGTGATACGGATCGTAACGGGTTTGTCTTTATCGAGAGTTGTTGCAAGGATGGCGTTAATGGCGAATTGTTGCTGCTGCTTACTTCGGAGGAAGATAGTCTGGTTCATTATTCCCTCTCACTGGATTTTCCCAACAAAAAAGGAGCCGAAGCTCCTTTAGTTTCAGAATTCAAATTGTCTTGCCCGCAGGCTTTTCAGCATTGGCATGGCCCGCTGGATAACGGAACTTGACATGTCGAGACGTGTTACCTCCCTTAGTAGCGCGTCTCTGTTCTTCGT